TTGAAGCTCGAGGGCCCATTCCTGAAGAACAGGCACGCCTCTAGCGAGACTAAGCTCGCACGCCGCGACACCCCTCATCCACTCGAGCGCGAACCGGGGCTCCCGCAGCCATCTATGACTAGACAAGGCCCCCGAAAGGACCTTCCGGTAATCGCGGACCATGCACCACCCACGGTGGGTCCCGAGTGAAATAGGGGCCGACTGCCCGAAGCGAATCTCCTCGATGACGGTGACAGGGCGATCAAGGAGGACCTCTTGCCCAGAATTGGCCAGTACGTGCTCGGCGAAGGTACTCAACACCCGGGAAGAATCACACTGGCGCAGGAAGACTAAAGCATTGTCGCCATCGATCAGAACATCGAATGGTACTTTGTAGCTCCGAAGAGCCGCGACAACCACCACAAGCATGATAAGTGAGTTACCCATGCCCGTGTTAAAGTCTCCACTTGCGCGACCACCTTCCCGCGAAAACTTCGCTCCACACGGCAGCTTACCCCTCAACTTCCGCTGCTCACGAAGCAAGCGGCGCAAACTCTGATCCCCAGGGAATGCGGCCTCATACACCTCGTGCTCTGCCCTCAACTGGGAAGGCCCCACATGCGCCTCCCACGCCTTGCCATCAACTTCAAACACCACGCACGACTCCAGCGCCCTGAACTTCTTCACCACCAAGTTAGCGCGTTGTCGGGGATTGAGCCCCTTAGCCACAACCCTGCCCACACCCCCCTTGAAGAACCGTTGAGCTGTGAGGCGACCCCACAGCCAGTGCTCAAACGGTTTCAGCCGAGAAGCGAGCCGAAGGTTATACCGCGCCGACCTGGGAAAGATCAACCGCGGCTTGGGAGCCTTCGTCTCCAGACACCCCTTCTCCGCCTTCAGGAAAGGTCTTAGGTAGGAGTCGGCACCGGTCACCGGCCCATCTACCCTCGACCTCTCCGCCTCAAGGTACCTACGCTGTAATGCCCCTGAATACGACAGCGCAGTCTGCAGGTTGCTCCACGTAACCCCGCCGTAGGAGGACGCGATCCGGCGGAGACGAGAAAACTCTCCGCGCGCGGCACGCCCCAAGTCCTCAAACACCGGGTCTGGCAATGGAGCCAGAGATCGCAAGGTCAACGCGGCGATCTCGTTGTGGGGGCACACCGCATGCACCACAGGATTCCACGTCCCCGGAACCCCAAGGTGTACGGTGCGTTGACGTCTACGACTGTCGGCACAGGCGCCGTAATCAACACGGGAGAGGTCTAGGACCCCATGAGGGCCGGGAGCAGGGGGTTCACCCCAGCACCAGCCCCCCACGTCGACACGGCACCGCTAACCAGACAGAAGGGGGGAAGCTTCCATGGCAGCTTCGACACGAGGTGCGGCTAGTACCTCGTGGGTGCTGAACTCCATCGCAAAACTGACAGCGGAAGCGACCGCCAGATCTGCGACCCAGGACACAAGGCCCCTGGCTCTGCACCACTCAACGGCCCGGGAACGAAGCCCAAGCAGAAGAGCCGAATCTCTCTGTCTGAACAGAGAGTGCTGTCGGAGGTGGCCGAGCAGATGCGGGAACACAACATCATCACCCGCCTCCGTCGTCACAAGAAGGTAGAAACCCTTCTCGGCACGACGGGAAGCCTGTTCCCGCGTCTCCTCCTCCCCCTCAGGTGGACCAGAAACGTCCGCGAATCCCCCACCAAGGATTCTTACGCCGTTCTCCACGGAGGCAGCGACATACCTAAGTACATCGGATCCGTGCTCTTCGGGGAGGTCTGGTTCCCACCGCCCTCTGAGCACTTCACCGACGACACCGAAGCGGTCGCCAAGATCCCTCTGGAGAGCCCGTACCCAACGGGCCCGACGTCTGAGCCGAGTTCCGGCAACTCCGCTCGTGACCGAGACACCGGCCACACCCCTCATAAGACGCGGGTGGTCCAAAACCCACGCCTGTTCGTCAGCTGCATCTGGAGCGAGGAACTCCAGGCCCGGGCTCGCTTCTAGAAGCCACTCTAGAAACTCTCGTGTGGTGTCCCACCACAAAAGAGGGACAAGAACCACATTAACAACCCAGATGACCGCCCAGCGGGTCATCCGGTAAGAAAGGTGAACAAGACCGAAGAAAACCAAGGCAAGAGACAGGAGAGCCAAAGATTCGATCATGTTGATTTGTGACTGGACTTATCGTCGCCCAACGCCGTACCAACTATGCAAAGCAGGTATTAAGCACGGTTATCTGCTGAGGAAGTATGTGATCCTCACACAAAGCCCAAGCGCCGGTGCAAAGCAGTCTACGGTGCACCTACTGCCGCTGCCTTAGCACACAGCGGACGCCATGCATTTTATGCACGCAAGGGCTTAGGGAAAACGCCCCAGAGGGACCGACCCGCT